TGTTTAAACCGATGAGCGAACGAACACGATCGAAAGATACTATGGTTAAAACGGACGCTGCTGGCACTATGGTCGCACAGTTGCAGGCCCCTTTGGGGACTACATCTATTGCGGGTTATACTGCTACAGAGGCCGGTGTCAGTCATGATTGGGCCAACGCCTTAAACAACCAATATGGTTGGATAGGCGAGGCGTCCAACATGACTGACGTCATAGGATCAGATCGATCTGAATACAACGACTGCCACCATGTTAAAACGGAGGCATTCTTCCCGCTAGAACAGTACGCCTTTTCAGGGCGCGCTTGGTCAGGCTATTATAATGCCTGGGTAACTAGCGAGGGTAGTATTCAGTGTTCGGCAGGGCCGTCGTACATCCTATCCACTGCCAACTCATACTGGCCCAGTTACTGGGACAGTGATGGCAATGCTATGGCGAGAGCCGCAGCAAAGCTTGAGTTTGGCATAGCAGCCGCAGATGTTAATCTGCCGGTTATGCTTGGGGAATTACGCGATTTTTCGCGTATTTACCGTGGGATAGGAAGTACATTAAAGAACAAGCTAGTCAATGGGAAATCGGTAGGACAGAGTCTTACCGAGTCCCTTAGACGTGCCACTCCACGTAGTGTGGGTGAGCTTGTTCGGGCCATGATTGCCGCAGACATTGCTAACAAATTCGCCGTACAGCCTCTTATTAGAGACATACGCGGCTTATTGTCAGCACGTGAGCGGGTAATTCAGTCACGGAGAAGTATAGCAGCTGCTAAACCTGTTATACACCGAGCGAGGGTGAGTGATTCGTACACCAAAGCTAAGTTCCTTGTAAATAGTAATTTACATGAAACTTATCTAACTGCTGAACGAACTCGTGTCGCCTCTGCCTGGGCGAAGGTTAAGTATTCTGAACCTTCGTCACTTGCGTCTGATCCTCCATATATGGATTATCTCGACGCACTTGAGTTTGATAAGCCTTTGTCTGTGGCCTGGGAATTACTCCCCTGGTCATTTGCAATTGATTATCTTATTCAAGTAGGCGACTGGCTGGGAGGTATCCAACGTGATCTTCACGTTCAGGATATCCCCCACCAAGTCATAGAGACGGGCGCTTCTGTGAAAAGAACCGCCACTCAATGGGTCACTACCAACCTTATGGCTGGTACTGCGACCCATCCCTCGTGGTATAAACTGTCTCTTGACTCAGGACATCCTGAGGCAAGAGGCTACTATCGTTCGATAGTATACAGTAGGGAGCGTGGATACAATATTAATCGTACTCCACACCCCACGATTAGCGTTCCCAGCCTTGGTCAGGTTGGGACGTTAGCTGAACTCTTTGCCTTACGGCAGAAATTCGGCTAACAACACATATACCCTTTGGTATATGCGTTGACCATTTCTCAGTCA